ATTCAATCAATTGAAAACCTATTGACAGAAACTGAAAAAGGAATCACACAACTTAAAATGTCAGAAGTAATTCCAGAAGAAATCAGACCAGACAATGAAGTCAAAGTGACATCAACTGACATAAATTAAATATTATGCTTTATATATTTTTATTAGTACCAATAACCATTGCAACAATTGTTGCTTATTACAAACTATTTGAAGAATAGTCATGCCGTTTCAAAAAGGAAATCAACTTGCTGGTTCAAGAAAGGGTGTTCCAAACAAAACAACTGCTGAAATCAGAAATGCTTTTCAGATGCTTGTTGAAGACAATCTTGACAACATGAAAGTGTGGTTGTCTGATGTAGCACAAGAAGACCCAGAAAGAGCATTGGAAATCATATTGAAGATGTCTGAATACATTGTCCCAAAGCTATCAAGAACAGAAGTCAAAGCAGACATCACAGACAAATCAATTGTCATAAACCTAAATAGACTAAATGCCAAAAACAATTGACATTGACTTGTTTGATAAACAAGCAGATTGTTTCAAGTATCTTGAAGATGATGTGACAACAGAAGTCTTGTTTGGTGGTGGTGCTGGTGGTTCAAAGACATTCACTGGTTGTCTATGGCAAATACACAGAAGACTTCAATATCCACAAACAAGAAGTGTGATTGGAAGAAGTAAACTGAAAAATCTGAAGGCAACAACACTGAACACTTTCTTTGAAGTTGCACAAGACTTTGTTGGTCTTAAACCAAATGAAGATTTTACATACAATGCACAAGAATCAACAATCACATTTTTTAATGAATCAATCATATATTTAAAAGACTTGTTCTTATATCCATCAGATCCAGACTTCACATCACTTGGTGGACTTGAAATCACAGATGCATTTGTTGATGAATGTGCTGAAGTATCACACAAGGCAATAAACATATTGAATTCAAGAATTAGATTTAAGCTGGACAAGTTTGGTTTGATTCCAAAAACATTGATGACTTGCAATCCAACAAAGTCATGGTTGTATTCAGAATTCTACAAACCATATAAAGAAAACAGATTGCCAGAACACAGACAATTTATTCAGTCACTTGTATCTGACAACACTGCAATTTCAGAACACTATGTCAAGCAACTTGAAAAGCTGGACAAGGTGTCAAGACAAAGACTTCTTCTTGGTGACTGGGAATACAATGAAGATGATGCACTTCTATTTGATTATGATTCAATTCATGATATGTTCACAAACAATGTTGAAGGTGGCATGAAACACATCACTTGTGATGTTGCAAGATTTGGTGCAGATAAAACAATCATTATTCTTTGGGATGGTCTTAATGCTGAAAAGATAGTTGCAAAGAATCAGTCATCAGTGACAGAAACAATTGATGCAATTAAACAAATGTCACTTGAAAATGGTGTGCAAAGGTCACACATTATTGTTGATGAAGATGGTGTTGGTGGTGGTGTAAAAGATGGTTTGTCTGGTTGCAAAGGATTTGTCAATGGAAGTAAAGCACTAAAGTCAGAAAACTTTCAGAACTTAAAGACCCAATGTTTTTTTAAACTTGCAGAAATGGTCAACACTGGCAAGATTGCAATCAAAGACACCAGATACAAACAGACAATCATTGAAGAACTTGAAATCATTAAAAGGGATAAAATTGACAAAGACACACAGAAACTTGCTATCATTCCAAAGGACACAATCAAATCATTGCTTGGAAGGTCACCAGACTTTGCAGATGCATTGATGATGCGAATGTGGTATGAAGTAAAAGGAAACTATGGTGTTTATGCTTTTTGAAAGGAAAAACAAATAAAACAAACTTATAATTAAAGACATGAAAGCAGAATATAAAATTGACATACCAACTGAATGGTCTGAAGTTAGCATTGGGAAATATGTAAAATACATCAAAGCAACAAATGACTTGGATGATGAAGATGACAAAATCATTAAGACCATCAGTGTGTTGTGTGACATTCCAGAAGACATCATCACTAAAATAAAGATGAAAGATTTGACTGCAATTCAAAAAGGTCTTCAAAAGCTAATAAGCAAACCAGTAAACAAAGAAATCATCAACAAAATAAACATTGATAAAAAGGTGTTTGGGTTACATCCAAAACTTGATGAAATCACAATGGGTGAATTTGTTGACATTGAAATGTATGCAAATGAAAATGACTTGGGTGGAATGATGTCTGTTTTATATAGACCAATAACTGAAACACAAGGTAATAGATATAACATAGAACCATATGATGCTGACATTCATATGAACAATAAAAAGTTATTTGAAAAATTATCAGTCAATGTTGCAAATCCAATTGCTGTTTTTTTTTGGAATTTAGGAAGCGAACAAATGCAAACTATCCATCAATATTCAGAAAAGGAAATGCAAGACAATCAGTGACCAGTTCATATGGTTGGTTTGCAGTAATTGATTCACTGGCTGGTGGTGATATATTGAAGTTTGATAATATCACAAAACTTCCATTGAACTTATGCTTGACAAAATTGTCACTTGAAACAGACAAGAACAATGAAAGAGAAAAAGAAAGAAAAAAGAAACAAATACAAAGATGATAACATATAGGGGAATAGTTGCTTATTTTGATGCAATATGTGACAGACATCAACAAATTAATTCATTCACTTATGGTGAATTGGATTTGTTCGACAAAGACAAGTTCACAAAATATCCAGCTTTACACTTGACACCAACTGGAACTGCTATTGATGACCAGACCATTGTTTATGGTTTTGATGTTGTTGTATTTGACAGATATGATGTTGCAGCAAATAAGATGCGAAATGAAGCAAATTGTTTATCTGATTCATTGATGATATTACAAGACTTATGCAAAGAACTTACTGAAGGAAAGTATTTCATAAATGAAGACACAAATATTTCAATGGATGTTCCAGTAATATGTCAACCATTTATTGACACTGAACCAGACAATTGTTCTGGATGGACAACATCATTTAATGTCATTACACCAAATGAAGCAACTGCATGTTCTATTCCTTATTATAATGCTGAAATATGGAATAATAAAACTGCAACTTTACCATCTGGCACACCAACATCATATGCTTGGTATTCATTGTTGAATCTTGACAACATATTTCAATTTAATGGAAATGAAGTTTCTTCAGTTGCACCATATCAAGACAACATCACTGGAAGTGACACACTGACTTTGACTGGTCAATCACTGACATTTGACAGAATTAAAAATGGTTTATTTTTTAATGATTCATCAGCACCAACAAGTTGTTATCTTGAACACAATGGATTGAGTGGTTTAGATTTTACATTCTTTATTAAGATAAAAGACTTTTCAAGATATGGTTCAAGTTCATCAGCTAATAGTTTAATGTCTTTCACAGATAGTGGTGAAACAGAAGAAATCAGACTTTCAATTGGACATACAACTGGAAAACTAAATTTAGCTTTCAACACAACTGCACAATCTGAATTTGCTATATGTCCAACAAACGGAACAAATTTGGGCAATGCACATAGAAGAAAAGAACCATTGACAATTGCAATTAAATTTGATGCAAGTGATACATCTATTGAATGTTTTTACACAAATGACACACTTGAAAAAATGCAAGTTGGAACATCTGGTTTCAATTTAAATGGTGGCAAATTTTATATTGGTTCAAAAGGTGTTTCAAGATTTTGCAATTTCTACATGTCTGAATTCTTTTACACAGATAGTGCAATGAATGATGCAGATATATTGAAAACAATGGAGTGGTTAAATTACAGATAATGATTGGAAGCACTAAACAACAAATGAACAAACTTGGTGCAAGGGTTGTCAAGTTAGCAAGAATCAATCTTGGTGCATCACAAACGATTGATGACAAGAAGCGTGTGACTGACAACACTGGTGCATTAAGAAGTTCATTGGGTTACAGAATAAAACAAAACAGAACTTCAACTGGTCAATTCAGTTCTGGTTTTAAACTTGAACTGACTTCATCTGTTAATTATGCATCTTTTATTGAACAAGGTGTTCAAGGTTCACAAAGCACAAAACCAAGTGCAAGAAAATCACCATTCAGATTTAAGTCAAGAAATCTTCCACAAGGTGTCATGGCTGGATGGATTGAAAGCAAACCAATAAGACTGCGTGAAATGGGAACTGGCAAGTTTGCAAAAAACACAGATGTGGCAAAAAGACAACTTGCTTTTGTTCTTGGTAGAGCAGTTGCAACAAAAGGTATTTCAGCAAGACACTATTTTAAAGATGCAGTTGAACAAGCAATACCAAAAGAAGGTGGTGAAGTAGCAGTTGCAATGGCACTTGACTGGATAAATAATTCATTAAAAAAAGGATTAAAATAATGGCTTTAACTATAAACATCAATTCTGATGGTTACAATGTAAGCAATGCAATGAATCTTGCTTATGTAGTAACAACTACATCTGGTGTTTTTAAATTCAAATGTTTGTTGGAAGTGACATATGCAACAGACCAAGCGAACACAAAAACAATCAGTTTCACACAATCAAAACTGACTGCAAATCATTTTTTATTTGATTTAAGTGAAATATATAAAACAATTGTGACACCAATGACAACTGCAAGTGGTCTTGCTGATGCTGATGGTACAACAATACCATCACAAAAGTGGTCAATTCATCATTTGCCATACAACGACACAGGTGCAACAAGATTGTTTTCTGGTGGTATTCAAGCAACTAATTCACCAAATTCTGGTTTTAGGGGAAATGCAAATGTGTTGACTTTGAAGTTTTATGAATTTTATTCAACCACTGCAACTGGTGTTCCAGTAAAACAGACAAGTACAGAAGTTGTTAAGACTATATATTTAATGTATGGAAGGGGTGAAGCAGATGAAAAAGTTGTTATTGATTTTACATCATTTAAAGCAGTCGGAAGCACATCAAGTTTTTTAAATTCCAATTATAATAGAATAAGCACTACACAAGTGAATGTTGACATTGGGAAAAATGATTATCACACTTTGTCATTTTTTAATCAATCAACAATAAACACATTATCTGCACCACACCATATTTATATTGAATATTACGAACAAGATGGAACATCTTTAGGCTTTTTAAAAGCTGATAATGTTTTGCAATCTGGTGGACAAGCACCAGCATCAACAAATGCAGATGAATTTTTTCTTTTGACTTGTGGTGTTGGTTTAAGTAATTTGCAAAATGTCGATTTGTCTGAAAGTCCATATTCTGGAACTTTGCCAGATAGTGTGACTGGTGGAAGGGATGCAATTGCATATTTTGAAGTGAAATTGCGAAATTTCATGAATCAACCAATAACATCAGTATATAGATTTAATATAAAAGAATATTGTCCAAGATATGAACAAAAAAGAATTTCATGGTTGAACAAGTTTGGTGTTTGGGAATATATGACACTGAATAAAGCAGTAGAAGAAAATCTTGAAATTGAAAGACAGACAATCACAAAACCATTGTTAAGTCAAACTATTGATTTGACTGCATATTTAGGTGCTGAATATTTAAATTCAATTTACCCACAAAATGTTGCAAAACAAGGTGAAATGATAAGTCAAATTTATGCAAAAGAAAAGTTGAAGTTGTTCACTGACAATTTAACTGAAGATTATGAAGTTGAAATGATAAAAGATTTGATGATGTCTGAACAAGTTCATTTGTTGGATGGTGACAATGCAGTTGCTTTGATATTAGAAAATAGCAACATGAAATTAAAGGCTGAAAAAGAAACTGGATTGTTCCAATACGAATTGACATTTAGATATGCTAATCCAAAATACAAACTATAATGTCAACATTTATAAGAGTAATTGATCCAAGCACAGATGAAATCATTCATCTTGAAGTTGCAAGTGAACAACCTATTACTGCAAATTATCAGTTTAAAGATATTCAAGACATATCTGCTAATAAAAGCAATCACACTTTTAACTTCAGAATTCCATCATCAGCAAACAATGATGAATTGTTCAATGCATATTTTGAAGTAACACAGAAAGGAAATTTTAATCCAAAGAAAAAAGTTGATGCAATAATCAGAAAAGATGGCATTGATGTCTTTGAAGGTTTTCTTCAATTGACAAATGTCATCACTGAAAACAATGTTGCACACTTTTATGAATGTGTTATATTTAGCAGTGTTGGTTCACTTGGTCAAGCATTAGTTGGTAAATATTTGCGTGACCATGACTGGTCTGCATATGAACATATAATGTCACCAACAAATGTGAAGGAATCATTCACACAAGATTTCATGAATGGTGACATTGTCTATTCTCTTTTTGATTATGGTGCAAATTTAGTTGGTGGTGCAGAAACAATAAACTTTCAAAACAATCTCACACCAGTAAATGTCACCGATTTAAAACCACAAATTAGAGTTAATAAAGTAGTAAAACAGATACTTGAAGAAGCTGGTTTTTCATTACAATCCACATTCTTAAATAGTACAATGAATAATTTGTACATGGATTTAAACAATGGTTCTTCTCAAATTGGTGTTGAATTAAATTCAAATTATTACTATGTCAATATTCCTATGGATGGCACACAAACACATGTGGACAGCTATGCGAATGTGACAACAATAAAAGGTGCAGACACAAGTTCAAATGCTTATGAAAATGATGCTGGTTTATATGATGCAACAACTGGAATATATTCACCATTAAACTTTTGGTCACTATCAGTTCAAATTTTAAACATTGGGTTAACTATTCCAGCACAAACATATTTCACATGTCAAATTAGATTAAGAAACATAACATTTGGAATCACAATTCTTCAAGCCACGACACCAACTGGTTCAGATGTATTTGCTTGTAATAACTTGGGGAATGTTAATCCATCAACATTTTTATTTAACATTCAAACTGCTGGTGCAGTTCCTTTCAACACTGCATGTGATTATCAATGGGAAATTGTTTCAGTTGGGGACACTACTGGTGCAACAATAACAATTTCTGATGACACATTTATTTCATATCAACCAGTGGCATATGTGTCAACATCACAATGGGGTGGACAACAAATCAATGCATTAACATCTGATTATATATTCAAGCCAGACTTAAACATGGCAAATGTCACTGCAATTGACTTTATTACTTCACTATGTAAAAAATTCAATTTGATAATTATTCCAGACAAAGAAGAATCAACTAATCTATTGATTGAACCATACAATGATTTTATTGACACTGGAAATGTTGTTGATTGGACAACAAAACTTGACACAAGCAAAGACATACAATTAAAACCAACTGCTGACTTACAAGCAAAGAAACAAACATATACAGACAAGCTGACTGAAGATTACATGTCTGCTGAATTCCATACTATGAATGAAAGGGTGTATGGAACACAACTTGTTGACAACACTGAAAATGATTTTGGAAAAGAGAAAGAAACAATTGAAACAATATTTGCACCAACTATCACAACACCTATTCCATTGGTTGATGGTTCATACACTTCACAATATAGTTGCATTTGTTTTGATTCTGATGGAAACACACCATCAGAAATAAGACTTTCTTTTTATTCTGGCACTTCATATGATTATCAAAATTTAAATAATATATATATACAAGGAAATGTCACTGGACAAGCACCAGTTTTTGCACAATTCACACCACAACTTGGAAATTACAAAGACTATCCAGTGACTGAAAACACAGAATGTTTGACATATTTTGGTGAAAATACTGGTGTTTTAAATGTTCCACAACCACTAAATGGTGCATTTAAAGTATATTGGGAAAACTTCTTGCTTGAAACATATTCAAGGGAAGCAAGGATTATGACTGCAACATTCAATCTTTCTGCAACAGACATTCAAAACTTCAAATTTAACGACACAATAATTGTCAAAAATGAAACATTTAGGGTTAATAAAATATTAAACTATTCATTAGTTGGACAAAGCAGTTGCAAAGTTGAACTAATAAAAATAAATAGAATTAATGCATTGACTGAAGATGGTGTTGAATGTGATGTTGAACCAGTTAACATCACACAATCTGGTCAAGTGATTTTTGTTAATTCAACTACTGGAAGTCTTCAAGCAGTCACAGAAGAATGTTGCAATTTATACGGATATTATTTTGACCAAAATAAATGTTGGTCTGGTTTTGATGTAGGGAAAGCACCATTTTCAAAAATACCAATACCAGCACAAGCACACAAAGGTGGTAGAAATACAATCATTGGAATGTACAATAATGTCAAAGGTTTTGGAAATACGACAACAAACTTTTCTGATATTACTGGAAATTATAATAATACCTACAACACTGCACAAAGAAATTTTGTTCGGGGAAACTTAAACACATTGAAAGGTCTTGTCAGCAAATCAACACTTTTTGGTGACAACAATTTGTTTGATTCATATAGTGTTGATTTACAAAATGCAAGACTTGATTTGATTGGCTCACAAACAATGAAAAACAACTTCATTCTTGGTGACTATGGAAACAACATTGCAAATGGTGAACTTCAAATCAGTGGTGGTGCTGATCCATTATACAATGTTCCTGGCAGAAGTGCAAGTGGACATTTTGTGAAACATGGTTGGTCTGATGGTCAACAAACAATTTACATTGGGCAGAACAACAAGTTTGGTTTTTCTACTGCAACACCAAGACAAAGTTTTCAAAGTGAACTTGACAATGCTTTTAGAATGCCATATCCATCAATGATGTATTTTGAATGCATAGTTTCTGGTCACAATAGGGGAACAATTTCAAATCGTTCACAATTATTTTCAATGCGAAAATATAGTGGTGTGATACAGAACACAAACAATTCTGGAAGGGTAGCCGTTAAAAATTTCACAACAGATTCAACAAAAGAAAGCACTGAATTTGCAAACACTTCATTTCAAATAAACATTGGACAATCAATCTTTTTGAACAATAGATATTATAATGATGGTATGTTTTACTTTCAAATCGAAACAAATGGTGCAACAAAACTTGACCAAGTAGATTGGACAATTGATTTCAAATATACATTGATAGGATTGCAGAATTTAAGCAGAAGTGCAACTGGTCTTGTCTTCACACCTACATCAATAAGTGGTTGTTTGCTTTGGGTTGATGCAAATGATGAAGATACAATCACACACACAAGTGGAAAAGTTTCACAATGGGATGACAAGTCTGGAAACAATCATCATTTGACACAATCAACTGCATCATATCAACCAACATATTCACAGAACTTGTTTAATCCATATATTGAATTTGATGGAACAGACAATGTCATTGCAAATCAAGACACCAACTTGATAAATGTTTCAGATGGCAACAACACAATGTTTGTTGTTTTTGAATCAGATGTGACAACTGCATCATCAAGTGGTGATTGTGTAGCTGGTGTTTGTTATAGGGGAAGACAATATCAAGGTGTTTCAATAAATTCAAATCATGGTGGTGCTGGTTCTGTTTCATATATGAATAGGTCATCACAAGATTACGATCCATTCTTGACAAATATAACATCAACAACAAAACAAGTTGTTTATGGAACAAGGTCTGGAACAACCAGAACATTGTATGACCAAGATGGCAATTCAGCAAACAGAACAAATTCATCAAACACATCACAAGACAACTTTGCTGTTGGTTCAGCATGGGAAGTTGGAAGAACACCACTTTCAAATTTTGATGGGAAGATTTATGAAATAATTGTTTATGATTCTGTTCTTTCAGCGTCACAACTTGCACAAGTACAAAACTATCTTCAGACAAAATGGAACACATAAAAATTAAATTAAAAGCAAAAGAAAGTGAAAGTCTAAAGTTGCCAGTGTTAAATTTTAGACAGATGTATGAATATTGGATGGGTGCAATGGCATTAATTCCAGTCACACTTAAAAACATGGAATTTTCAGACTATGAAAACAACAAGTGTTTGACATGGTATG